AAAGAGATCCGACTTAGTACATAGTACATTATGTGCAGTCGGATTTTATGTTTAACTGCACAAAAACAAACTAAGTTTTCTATGACTATTCTGCAGGTTGGTTGTGGAAAACTGTATAAAATTTAATTGTGGTTAAAGTGCATAGCCGTGCGACTTGCATTTTGAACCCAAAGGAGGTAAATGAAAACAGATGGGGAAAAACGGAACGTTATTAAAAAAACGTTAGTTTCTCCTAAAGGAGAAAAACGTTATAAAGAACGTTATGATAGTGTTAGTGACTCCCATAAAGCTAGGTACCTTGTGGAAAAGTTTATGGCGTTAGGTTGTGATGATGCACCAAACTGCTTCTACTATTTCGTTAAGTGTTTTAAGAACTTATCGGAGAACACGATCTGGTCTATCTATGAAAACGCTGCTAATAATCCACAAATAAAATCGCCTATTAAGTATTTTATCGGGGCTTGTAGGAATCAAATGCAAAAATAGTTTTACTCCATCTTAAAAGAAAGGAGAAAAGCTATGAAAATTGGTGAGGCATTCGACTTATATGCGGAATATATCAACTGTAATAATTATTCAAAATCAACTGTACAGAGGTGTAGAAGAATTAAAAAGAGGTTGATAGAAAATATAGGCAATAAATCTATATCTAAGTTATCGCTAGAAGAAATACAAGCCTATTGTTTAGAGGAAAGAATAAGATTATCTATAAATAGTATTTATAATGATATATGTATCATCCGTGGAGTCCTAAGATATTGTAAGAAGCGAAGTATAAAATGTATAGATTATGAATTAGTCCCTATTCCGAAGCGAGAGCCGAAGACTAGGGATTTTTTAACAGAAGAAGAAGTTGCCGAACTAATAGATAGCACTACTAATATTAGAACTAAGTTTATAATATCATTTTTATATTCGTCTGGGGTGAGGCTTGGGGAAATGATTCAATTGAATCGTGATTCTATACAAGATAGACAATTCCAAGTGATAGGTAAAGGGAAAAAAGTGAGAATCTGTTTTATTGATCAACGAACTGAAAAATATATGAATCAATATTTAGCAAAAAGAAAAGATGACAATCCAGCTTTATTATTATCTAAAACTTCTAATGAAAGAATGAAAGAGGGTGGTATTCAAATGGCCGTGAAGAATGCAGCTAAAAAGAGCCATCTTGGGAAACATGTTACGCCTCATGTTCTCCGGCACTCGTTCGCTACAAACTTTTTGAAAAATAATGGGAATATCAGGTATCTTAGTACAATGCTCGGCCATTCGTCTATAGAGACCACTGCTATCTATACTCATGTAATGAATGTTGATCTAAAAAGCCAATATCGCAAGTTCCATACAATTTAGCTGTGGAAAAGTTTTCCAATAATTCAAAAAAGTGGTTGAAATTTTAAGCATAATGGCGTATAATAAATAGTGTTAATAAAGTAGCTTAAAAACTATAGAAAAAAGATACGAATAGGGGTAATCTATCAATTTACTATAGTTGTGCCTATAAACAACTATAGTAACACCTCTATAAAATTATCAGACTAAAATTGAGTTTTGGCGGCAATTATTCGCAAAACCATTTAGAAAGATATATCGTATCGACTTCTAAGTAAGTCGCTTTTTTAACGCTAGGTCGGGTCTCTTTTTACCGGTTAGTGTTAGATCCGACAGGTCTTTAACAATTCGGGAATGCTATTGCGAAACAAATAAAATGTTGTCGGCCTAGTGCTGGGAGTCTAGAAGTTTTTAAGTTACTTTTCATTCTCTTTTTGGCTCCTGGCACCAGGTCGACGACGAAAGGAGAAAAGCTATGAAAATAAAAACAATTTTAATATGGGGGATCGTAATAATATCAGCGTTTGTGGGTTTTTCAGAACCTACAGCGGAACTGTTCCCGTATCAGATTTTGGCGTGGGCTGTGCTGATCGGGATAGCTATAAGGAGAAAAAATTATGCGGATAAATGTTAATTATATTGATACTAGCCAGGATAGGTTAGACACGTTTGTAGATGCTTTTGAGATGGGGAGAGAGGCAGCCAAGAAAGTATGGGGGGACGAATAATGAGTAAAACTAATGAAATAGCAACTAAGACGGAGCAAGTCGAACTATCTAATCCTAGTGACATTATGAACTTCGCCACGAATCTAAAAGAGCTGATCGTGCAGAATAAACTCTTTACGCAGATACGAGGCAAGAATTATGTGAATGTAGAGGGGTGGCAGATAGCTGGAGCTTTTATCGGAATTTTCCCTATAGTGGAAAAGGTCGAGAATCTGAGTGAAAAGACTTTTTATAAGTATCGTGCCGAGGTTACACTTCGAGACAAAGAAAACAATATCGTTGGATCAGGAATGGCAATCTGTACTAATCGTGAGAATGGGAAAACTAATTTTGACGAATATGCAGTCGCTAGCATGGCTCAAACTAGAGCAGTTGGCAAAGCATTTCGAATGAAAATCGGTTGGTTGCTTAAGGTCGCAGGTTATGAAACTACACCGGCCGAAGAAATGGATGCTATTCAGGATGCACAAGTTATAGAACAGAAGCCGAAACATAGTGTTCGTGACATATCTTATGCAAAAACGAAGCTAGAACAAGCTAATTCACTTGAAGAACTTAAAGTTACTTTTGCTACTTTAGGCGAAATAAGAAAAGAGCCACAGATCATTGCGAAGAAAGATGAACTAAAGGCAAAGTTCGAGAATCTAGAAGAATCTAGCATGAAAGGGGGTGAAAGTGAGTAAAATCAAGCGAGCCGTTTGGAAAAAGGTCGAGGACGGCACTTTAGAAGACGAAGCAAAAAAGGTTATACAGGAGGAATAAAAAGTGGGCAGGTTTAGGGCGGACGCAGTAGTGGTGAGAGACGTGAACGGTATAAGGATAGTTTTCTATAATCATGAAAGCATATATCTAAGGGACGAGCTCGGCAACTGGACTGTGTTCCATCGCTGGTTCGCTCCTAGAGGCTCATATAACGGGGGGTGGCGACAGTTTCGCCATCTCCTTTTATATGAAAAGAAAATTACTTCCGCTCATTGTTTTCACTTAGCTTTTAGGTGGGATATATTGTCTCAAACTACTAAAGCACCAGATATATCAAATTTTAAGATAGAGGAAAGGTTTTAGAATGGCGTGGACTGATAAACCTACTGAATCGCAACTAGGAGTAGTATTCCAGTGGTTTAGGTGGCAAATGAGTAATGAGCAGGCCAGAAAAGCTATTGCATGGCTTGCGGAAAACGCTGATAGACGTGCAGTTAGCAACGAAATGGGTAGACTTAAGGAATTGAAAGATAAACGGCTCCTAGACCGGAATAAATGCTTTGAGAGCGATATTTGGGAGGGGTTCGAGCATGAATGAATCGGAGTTACAGGTTATGGTAGCTGATTATCTTAGAATGCAATACCCAGACGTTCTGTTCCATAGTGATTTTGGCTCCGGAATTAAGCTAACCATGGGACAAGCTATCAAACAAAAGCGACAAAATGGTGGCCGTAGAGCATGGCCAGATATGTTTATCGCTGAACCAAGAGTAAAAATTCAAGAGCCAGTCAATTTCGGTTTATTCGTAGAACTCAAGAAAGATGGAACTCGTATCTATAAAAAAGATGGGAGTTTTGCGTCGGAACACATTGAAGAACAAGCGAAACAATTAGCAATGCTACAAGCGAAAGGTTACAGAGCTGTATTTGCTGTTGGGTTTGATGAGGCGAAGCGAATTATAGATGAATACTTAAAAAAATAACTATTGATAAGGAGGTATTTATGTCAATTTTCAAAAGAAAAAAGAGTCAAATGTTTTTCCAAGAAGAACCAGTTGAGGTGCGGTTTAACGTCCTCGCAGATTTTGTGAAAGACTTGGACTCTAAAGCAGACTACAACAAGGCAATTGGTGCTATGGAAAGCATATTCAATGCCTATCAAAAATTGCGTGGTATCAAAACAGATGAAGATGTTTTAGATAGCACAGAATACATATTAACTGATAAGGAGGTAAAATAAAATGCCAGGAACAAAAGCAGGTGGCTTGAAAGCCAAACAAACTAATTTACAAAGACATGGTGACGATTTTTACAAGAGAATCGGTAGTAAAGGCGGACAGGCTGGATGCACAGGTGGGTTTTATGCTAACCGTGAGTTAGCAAAGGAAGCTGGGGCTAAAGGTGGTCGGGTTAGTCGTCGTGGGCCAGCAGGAGTTAGAAAAGAAAAGGAATATGTGTGGAGGCCTGGCGATGAAATGTTTTCGAGATAAATTCGGGGGCTTGACTGTAGAGCAAGCCCTCAAACTTAATGAAGCTGCTCGGTGGTATTGTGAGCATGACGTAACAAGTGAGAGTGAGGATGTATGAAAGTAAATACTCAAGACATGAGGCACAAAATTCTTACTACGGTGAGACGAGTGCCGTCTGCAGCGGATAACGATAAATTGCTAATTGCTCTTATATGGAGTAACGAGGGTTGGGACAAAGACTTGAATATCTATTCAAATTTAACAAAAGTCTCAAGCCCGGAGACGATCCGCCGAACTAGACAACGGTTAGTTGAGGAGGGTTTGATAAAACCATCAAAGGCAGCTACAGAAGCAAGATACCAAGAATTTAAGCAAGCAAGGATGGCATTATGAGTTGGGTTGTAAAAGATACAAGTTTATTAAAAGACTATGGTTTTAAGTTGGATCAAGTATATGATGAGGATGCTCGGATCACGGCTTGGCAGTATGATGTACCATTTTCACCGTTTGAAAAGATATGGATAGAGGTAATGGAAACAGATGTGCTAGAAGAAACAGATGAGATTATAGAGATGGAACATAAGGTAGAACTAATGCGAGGTAGTGCATTTGTTATAGACGAGGTTTGGGAATTCTTTTTGCCAAAGTTGGCTGAACTATATAACGACGGAGTAATTGAATGGAGTTCTGAAAATGAGTGATGGGGTAATTATAACAATGGTTATTTGTTTGACTATCGTAACTATATCATTATTCGGGAGGCGTAGATGAGTTTAGGGGATGCTTTTCTAGTGGGACTGATCATCGGATTTGGTGTATGTATTATGCTGCTCAAAATGCTCGGATGGCTGTAACTATGACCCCACTAGAATTTTTAATGAAGATAAGAAAACCTTAAGCAAAGGACAAAAATGAGCTCTATTATACAAATAATTCGGGGGGACACGGCAAAATATAAATTTCAGAGGCTAGATGGTGATGGACAGGTTATAACTACCCTACCAGATTCTTTATATTTCACAGTGAAAGAAAGTGCCAATAAATTGAATTATGTTTTTCAAAAGACGCTCGATGACATGACAGTTGATTCAGATGGGACTTATCATTTTATAGTTGAGCCAGAAGATACCAACGGCTTACAATATGGCAGCTATGCTTATGACATTGAGGTGATAATTGACGGAGTAAAAACAACAGTTGCTTTTGGGACATTCACTATTTTGCCAGAAGTAACTTGGGTTCAAAATGAGGAGGAGTCATAATGGAAGAAACTATACAACTTTTTCCAGAGTCAGATGAAACGATTGTCCCGGTTACTAGAGAAAACATAATTGTCAATCCTGGTGGAACTTCTGATTTTAACGAGCTAGAGAACAGGCCGCAATATAATAGCCAAGAAATGACTGGCGAAACCAATATACCAGTCATTCCAACAAAAGTATCGGAATTAGATAATGATTCTGAGTTTCAAACTGGTAGCCAAGTTGAGAGCTCTATCAGTTCAGCTATAGCTGGCAAGCAAGACACTTTGACAGCTGGCACGAATATCAGCATAGTTGACAACACTATTTCGGCAACGGATACTACTTATACCGCCGGGGCTAATATCACTATTGATTCTGACAATAAAATATCAGCCACAGACACGACTTATTCTAATTTTACAGGGACAGATGGACAAACAGCTGGTGCAGCTGGGTTAGTGCCTGCACCTGCGACCACAGATACTGATAAATTCTTAAAATCTGACGGGACTTGGGATACAGCTGGTGGCGGCTCTAGTGTGAATGTAGTCCAGACAACCGGCACTAGCACCACAGATGTAATGAGCCAAAATGCCACTACGAGCATGATTTTTGATGACTCTGCTACACAAGCAAATATAAAAATTGGCAATGGTGCTACAATAGGACCAAATTTAACTACTAATAATCAAGTTTCTATCGGTAAAAATGCTACTATTGCAGGCAAAGGTTCAGATATTGCTATAGGTGCATATTCCTCAATTAGCAATAAAGCTAATACTCGTGCTATTGCTATTGGTGGGTCTGTCCATAAAGATAATTCAATTGCTATAGGTGGCACAGTTCCTAATGGTGCGTCTGATAACAATATTGCTATTGGATTTAGTGCATCACCTGGTGGTAGTTCACATACATATAGTGTAGCTTTAGGTAATTTAGCAGAATGTAAAAGGTCAGGCGAAGTAAATGTCGGAACAGGTGGAAGCTCGGTAGGTTTTAACTCTACTAAATATCGTGTGATTGGTGGTGTTCATGACGGACAAGATGCTAATGACGCAGCTACAGTCGGGCAAATCAACGCTACTATTGACGCTATAAATACCGCACTAAATACTAATATTCCTCATGTAGGAGCAAGCACTTAAAAGAAAGGAGGTGTGATGAAGCGAGTCGAAAATGTGGTGGAATATAAGAGTTTGGATGAACTCTATCATTTAGAGCGTAACCCAAGGACAATATCAAAAGAGAATATGGACAAGCTGGTGGAGTCTATAAAAGACAATCCAGATTATTTTGAGGCTAGGCCGATTATATGTTCAGACAGAACTGGCAAGCTCGTGATCATAGCTGGTAACCAACGACTTAGGGCGGCCGGGATTGCTGGTCTCTCTGAGGTTCCGGTTGTGATCTTGCACGGTCTTACCGAAGAGCGAGAACGAGAGATTACAATTCGTGACAATGTAGAGCTTGGTGAATGGGATTTTGATATTCTAGCTAATGAGTTTGATGTTGAAGACCTTGAAGATTGGGGTTTGGATAATTTTAAGACTGGTATAAAAGATGAAAAAGAAATAGAGCAAAAAGAACCAACTATAACTTCGTCATTTATAACTTTTGATTATGCAGATGAAATAGAATTAAAAATAAAAGATGAAACGGCCGCAAAACTTATGCAAGAGATGGTCAATTATAGACAAGAACATGGTAATTATGATGGATTTTGGGATGAGAGGTTAAAATGAAAAAGCTGGTATGTTGGGCTTTGTTTGATTCGGAAACTGGGGACTATATGAGTACAGTCCATCATTTTTTTGAAGATAAAATTGACGTGTATGGTGTAGGTATAAGCCACTATGGTAAAAATACTGATCACTACCTAAATTTTGATTTGTCTGATTTCACAGAATTGTTTGGTGGGGAGAATATAGGGAAAAAACTTCTAAAACTACTACCGAAGCCGGATATCATAGTAGCAAGTCCACCTTGTGAATCATGGTCGCATATGACTTCGATAAATAATGGCAATATACACTGGAAAAGATATGCAAGTAAATTATTTCCAGAAAATAAAATTTTTCAATTGCAAGATACAGATGTTCAAACAAAATTTGTGAAGAATAATGGTATAAAAACATTTTACACAAGGGTGAATGGTGAATTATGCCATCAGAATACTTGGGAAATAATTAAGGTGACTAAACCTAGAGTGTTTATGGTGGAGAACCCTGATAATTATTCGTGGGAATATATCCAGAAATATGTCGGGGGGGGCATACCAAAGATATATATGAACAAACTTGTCTATTCTGCATACGAGCCAAAAAGGTTTTCGCCCAAACGAGAAATATTTGGTTCAAATATCAAGCTAAAATTAAAAAATTTTGCTATCAACAAAAATGGAAATTCTATCAAAGCATCAGAAGACAAGAACGGTTTTATATCAAAAAACTATGGAACACGATCAAAAATACCAGAATTGGCATTGAAAGACTTTTTCGACCAGGCAATAGCATATATCGATGGGGGCGAATATGGGAAAGGTTAGGCTACCAGCTATGATAGAGCAGTTAAAAGATGGACCACATAAAAGAGATATGATTAAACACTACAAAAAAGAATTAAGGAGGGCAAATGGCAAATGAAGAAAACTTAACACACAAGCTAACTGTGAACGAACAGCGAGCAGGTGGCAGAAAATCTGGAGAAGTTAGGAGACAAAGAAAGACTTGGGCACAATTATTGGAAAGGCTTGGCTCCTTGCCTACGCAGTCAGAAAAAAACAAAGAAATTTTGAGAAAAGCTGGTTTGAGTGATGAAGAAATGATAAGTGATATGGTAAAAATGTATCAGTTGGATGCTGCAGCACAAAAAGGCGATATAAAAGCCATTGAAACTCAAGCAAGAATTCGGGGGGAATTTGCTGCAATCCATAGTGTAAATGAGAATCATAATATCGAGATGAAACCACTTGTTGACTTGACAAAGAGAAAAAAGAATGGCGAAGATTAGCATAATAATACCAGTTTATAACAAAGCTCCATGGCTGAAACGATGTTTTGATTCTCTAGTCAATCAAACCGAGAAAGATTTTGAGGTGATTATTATTGATGATGGTTCAACTGATAATAGCGGTGATATATGTAAAAAATATGCTAAAGAGAACGGTTGGAGTTTATACTTACAAGCCAATGCTGGTGTTAGTGCAGCTCGCAACTGGGGTATAGATAAAGCTATTGGCGATTATATAGCGTTCTTAGACGCTGATGATTCTTATACAGAGGATGCTATTAAAGTCATGAAAAATATGGCTAAAGACTTCAAATATAATATCATTCAGTTTGGTCAATATCGTGCTGGCACTAGACCACACACTCAAGCACCTAGAGGAGATTATGAATTGCCTAACTGCACAGTAGAATTCTGGGAGTTTACTACCAACAAATTATATAGATTGTCATTTTTGCGTGAAAATAAAATCAGGTTTATTGAGGGGTTACAATTTGGCGAAGATGAAATGTTTAATGTCGAGACTTTTATTGCCAATCATGGTTTTAGACAAGCATCTGTGGCTTTATACAACCATTATTTAGACGATAGTAACAGCTTATGTCGTGGTGGTCTAGATTTAGCTAAATTGACGGTGCTTGATAAACTACTTAGAGAACGAATTGTCAAATTGGTGCAGGATGGTGGTGACCAATGGGTAGATGGTGCTGAGTGGCTTATCAAACAATGTCGAACTCATTATAATTCAAAGACTTTCAAGCGATTTGGGTTTGAACAAAAGCCACGAGGTGATTATGACATAGTTTATTTTGTTAAAAATACTCCGCATAATGAGGAGCTAAAATATTCACTAAGGTCAGTTGAGCAGAATTGGTTTTATAAAGATATTTGGTTTTATGGTGGATGTCCTAAAGATTTAGAACCTGATTATTATGTCAAAGCTGTGCAAAATGCTCCAACCAAATGGGAAAATGTTAGAAACATGATGCTGGAAGTTTGTCAAAATGACGAAATAACAGAGAACTTTTGGTTATTCAATGATGACTTTTTTATATTGAGACCAATAAAAGAGTTTGAGCCTAGATATGACGGAACACTAACTACTAAAATACAAGAAATTCGTGATAAACACCATGGCGAAGATAGTGAATGGTCAAAAAACCTTGGCAAGCTACAAAAATTGTTAAAAAAGCATAGTAAAAGTGAGTTTTGTTATGCAATACATGAGCCGATGCTTATAAACCGCAAAAAGATGCTGGAAGTTCTTAAAATGTTTCCAAATGAACCGATGCAACGAGCCTTATATGGCAATTGGTGGTCAATTGGTGGCGTGCAAGAAAAGGACCCAAAATATACACTCCCCGAAATGAGCGATATTGCTGATAAAATAGTCAAACATGATATTATCAGCACATCTGATGAAAGTTTTAGAGTTGGTTATGTTGGCAAGTGGATTCGTGACAAATTTCCAAATAAAAGCAGATTTGAGGTATAAACATGGCGAGGACTACAGCACTCAATAAGATAGAGCAAACACTCTATGAACCGACCTTTTATAAAGTGATACAAGGTGGCATGAGTGCTGGTAAAACTTTTGCTATCATAACTCTACTTGTTGGCTATTGTCAGAGTTATGAAGATTCTTTAGTGACAGTTGTAGGCTTGTCTTATCCGCATCTAGCTGGTGGTGCTATTCGTGATTTTCAAAAAATTATGAAAGAAGTCAATTTGTGGGATAACGATTGTTGGAATAAATCCGACAAAACCTACACTTTTCAAAATGGTTCTATTTTAGAATTCAAGTCAATTGATAGAATGAGTGCTCGTGGACCGAGGCGTGATGTTTTATTTGTAAATGAGGCAAACGGTATCAGCTACGATACTTTTCAAGAGCTTGCAGGACGAACTAAAGACATGGTTTTGATTGATTTTAACCCGTCCGCTAAATTTTGGGCTCACGAGGAGCTCGTAGAAGGGCTTGGAAGCGATACGACCTATATCATACTCACATATTTAGACAACGAGGCTCTAACAAGCCGTGAGATAGCAAATATCGAAAGTCACAAACCGAAAAGAGGTGAAGAACCGTCAAATTGGTGGGTGGTTTACGGTTTAGGACAAATCGGAACGCTTGAGGGCAATGTTTATAGTGGTTGGGAGTTGGCAAGTCGTGCAGATATTGAACAGAATGGCAGACTGGTTCGCTATGGACTAGATTTTGGCTTTTCTAATGACGAATCAGCTATGGTGGCTATATATGAAATGGAGGATGGCAAAATTGGTATTGTTGAAAAGTTATATAAAAAAGGTTTGCTTGGTAGCCAGTATGGCGATGTTTTGAGGCGGTTAGAAATCGACCCATCTGTGTTGATTGTTGCTGATGCTGCTAGGCCTGAGATTATAGCTGAAATTCAGAAAGCTGGGTTTCGTTGTGTTGGTGCCGACAAAAACGCTGGCTCGGTGTTGAGGGGAATAGACCGTGTGGCACAAAAACAAATCATATACGATGGCGATGATTTGAAACGAGAATACTTGTCTTATGCGTGGCGAAAGAAACGAAGTGGCGAAATACTAGACGAACCTGAGGACGGTAACGACCACTTGATGGATGCTTTACGCTATGCGATAGATGATTTAAGCCGCCAAAGGTTTGATTTTTAGGTTGTGGAAAACTTTATAAAAAAAGTCTAAAAACCTATTGACTTATGCACGCTAGTGTGCTATAATGTAAGTATAGGGGGATACATTAACAATAAGGAACACCAAATCATAATAACTATTAACTATAAAGGAGAAAAGCAATGAAGATGGTAGATTATGTCGTAGATGGCGGCGATTTTAGAGAAGAGGTATATGACACTAAGCGCCAAGCTATCAAGCGAGCTCAAGAGCTTGCTAACGAAAAGAAAGAAACAATGTCAATTTATAGGTGGGTTAGACCGGATAGAGATAGCGACCTAGAACTTGACGAAGGGTATAGACTCTATATCGAGCCGAATAACTAGAAAGGAGAAAAGCAAATGAGTATTGAAGAAATACAAGAAAAAAGAGAAAGTTTATTCCAAGAACTTAAAGATAATCTTGAAGTTACAAAAGCTGAGGATTTTAAGTATTGGGAAACATTCATAGAACTCAGAGGCATAATCGATGACCTCGAGGTCTTAAGAAATAAAGAACTAGACCTTCTCGGTAAAAAGTTTTAACCGGTGGGCTAAAATGCCCACCTTGTATGGAAGGAGTAGTCATGAAGGTTAAAAAAGAATTGACAAAAGCTGAAAAGGCCGAACTTTACGATAAAATGATTGAAGCCAGGCGAAAAGGTGCTGAAATAACAAATAATATATCACCTGAAGCTCGTAAAGAAAGAGCTAGAAAGGCTGCACTAGCTCGTTGGCATAAAAACTAAACAAAGAGCCACCTGCAAAAGGTGGTTTTTTGTGATATAATAAGATTACCATTTCTAAGTTCAAGAAACTCCCTTCGGGGAGTTTTTTGTTGACCCTATGAATAAAGATTATTGTGTAGGGGTAGCACTTTAAGGAGGTGATGGAAAATGAATGAAGAACCCTTCTTCTCACAAGTTGTTGTTGTAGTTTGAAAGGAGGTGGTCCATTATCTCGAAAGCCTTGCTTCGGCAGGGCTTTTTCGTTGCAACATGACCCTTTATATAAGTAGAATATACTAGAGCTGGTGGGAGTTCTTACCAGCTTGTTCTTTTATCACCTAAAATTCATTATGGTTTAGACTTTTTACGAACCATATTCTTTCAAAACGAAAAATCGTCTTTTGGGCGGTTTTTTGTTGTGGCTTGACCCTTTTAAGCAATTCAATGATAGTATGGACTACTTAAGAGCTCAAGCTGTTCTAACTGCAGATAAAAAAACAGAAAACGAACGCCGGTATCGTAACATTATTGCGAATTCTGGTAAAGAAATGGAATCGGGCGAAGTTCGAGACCTAGAGCGTCTTTTTGTTATGGGCAGGGAGGGCAAGCTGATTAAAATCACAGATTTGAATACCAACCCAGATAAACAGGAGGAGAAATATAAGGTCAATTTTGCTGCAAATCATGGTCATAATGATATTGCTACTGGCGAGCGTGTTGTAGATATTGAAGATGTTATTGGTGACGCCAAAGTTTGGATGGAAAAGGATGGGCTCCATGCAAGAGTTTATTTTGCCAATGACGACCCGAAAGCTGACCATGCCTATGCCATATCAGACAATGCAAGTTATTCTATCGGGACTGAATGGTATCCAGACGGTTATTATGGGGCTGATGAAGAAATAGACGGCTTAGTCGGTATTTTGAGGGAAATATCGATGGTAGATACAGGAAACGACCCTCGTGCATATACTTTAGACCATAAACCTGCTGAGACAGAGGCTCAAGGGAGCGTTGATGCTGGTGATGGTAATAACACAATAGAAAATAATGAAAGGGACGAAGAAATGTCTGTAAAACAAGACGAACTCACTCCTGACGAGAACAAAGCTATTAAAAATGCTCTCGCTGAGGTAGTGGACAGCTTTACTACTGATGTTCCTGAAGGCGAAACTGAGCCAACTGCTCGTGAAGCTAAGGACGAAGAGGGTGAAGCTCCTGCAGAAGCTCCTGCAGAAGAAAAGAAAGATGTGTTGCGAACTCCTGTTGTTGTGATTCGTGACAAAGCTGTAAAGCAAGAAAAAGTTGTTTCTAAATATGACTGGCTACACGGTGCTGAGGGTCACAAAGCTTTCGCTGACACCTTGAAGAAAGCTGGCCGCATGGGTGCAACTTTTGATGCTATGTGGCGTGAAGAAGCTAGCAAACACATGAGTTTGGATGGTGTTTCTGGTTTGCCAAATCCTGCACCAGTTGAACAGTATTTTGTAAATGCTATTCAAAAAGGTGATGGAATTGTAAATCACTTCCAATTTATCAATGCAAAAAGCTTTAGAATCCACCTATTGACGAGCGAAAGCCGTGCTGCTGGCCACAAAAAAGGTGATACCAAAGCTAATCAGTCTGTAACTGATACCACTCGTGACCTATTGGTCAAGATGGTTTACAAGCGTTTAGACCTCGATGCGACTGAACTTTATGAAAATCCATGGTTGATTGACTTCCGTTCGCAAGAATTGGTTGATGCTATCATCGCTGAAATCGAGCGTGCCGCTATCATTGGCGATGGTCGTTCTGCTCCATCTGGTCAAGGTGCTGATTATCGTATGTTCGACGGCACTCGTGGCTTTTACAGCGTTGAAGCTGATGCTCAAGCTCAGTCTGGTATTGGAACTAACCTTGCCAGCTCTGTTTCCGTTGACGGCAATCTCTATGATGCAGTTGTCGCTGCTCGTGGTGAAATCAAGACTGAGGGTGGTCAAATCCTCATCGCTTCAAGTTCTGCAGTTACTGCACTCTTGCAAGCTAAAGCTGGCAACGCTTACTTGGTGACTCCAGGTGCTAGAGTTGAAGACATTCTTGGCGTAGAAAGAGTTTACACTCCAGCTTGGATGAGCAGTTCTAACTTTGATGCGTTCTTGCTCGTAAACAATGCCTACAAGCATGGTGGTGAGAACGGTATCCGTGTCCGTGCTGAGTTTGATACTTCAAACAACACCGACATCTTGTTAGATGAAACCCCACGATTCGGTTCGCTTGGTGAATACAAGTCCGCTGTGGCTATCACTCTTGGCAACGAATCTTAATTTTAGAAAGGACTAGAGAATGTTGACGCTAGAGCAGTATACTTTATATACAGGACAAACAGTTTCATTCTTGCAGAGTGACTGGGAGGCTATCGTATCTATTGCAGAGATGCGACTAGCGTCTTTTCTCTGTCTTGACGAATTTCCTGAACTAACTGACGAAAATAAAGATTTGGCAATGTTATTGTCAAACTTTATGGCTGCAGTCTTTAAGTTTCAAGGAGACGGTGACGCTATCGAATCGAAAAGCGTCCGTAACTTTACAATCAATTTTAAGTCAAATAGTGCTGCCGACGCTTTCTCTCAAATTGCAAGCCAATATCAAGACATAATTGATAAATATAGTCAATGTGATTTAGGAGTAAAGGTCGAGCGGTCTAGAAGGTATTGCTGTGGCAATTTCTATGGATGTATTTAATGCTTTTGCTGGTGCGGTGGTCTCTGGTGTATATTCGATTGGTTCTTACCAGAGGGGTTCGTTGGAGGGTAACCAATTCACGAAAATATCAGACTTGGATGTCATAATTGACGAGAGCGATATTGGAATGATTGGTCGAGCACCGAATGCTGAAGTGTTGGATGCAGATTTATTGTTATATGTGAAACCAAGCCAACTACCTACACTAAACCCACGAGCATTGACGGCTGGTTATATGATATATGACAGCAAGGCTGGTGACTATTTTGCCATAATTCATGCAATGATTGGTAAAAATCAGCATACTGGTCAAATAGAGCATGTTGAATTGTTACTCCGCCAGACAGAGGCGACAATATGAGTTCTGTCTCGGTCAATATAAAATGGGATAACACTAAAATTGCATCTATCGAATATCAAGCCAAGCGAGGGTTGGTGCGAATGGGTTATGATATAGCAAATCAAGCTAGACGGAATGCACCATATAAAACAGGTGCATTGTCAAATTCTATCAGAGTAGAAGAAAATGGCGATGAGATAGAAGTTTTAGCTGGTGGCAATTTCGGTGGTAAATCTATCAAATATGCAGCTATACAAGAGTTTGGCGGATATGCTGGCAGGAATCATTCTGCACATATCGTAGGCAAACACTACATGGAAAGAGCCAAAGACTATATTATGACTGGTAACTACCTACAAAAATACTTCGGAGACATATTATGATAACACTTGCTTTACTAAAACAGATGGCCAACGACAATGTTGCTAATCTTGTTATTGACAAGAACCTGTTTTGGGAAGAAATGCCGTTGCAAAAAGATGGTAAACCTGCAAGTGGTGTATGGTTAGTTACTAGGGGTGGGAGTGCTGGCGATGCTAAAGGTCACAATCAACGCTCAACAGTTGATTTTTATGTAGCTTTAGCAAATAAGCCACAAACTGAAGCTGTTCATCAAGCAATACTCCGTTGGATAATCGCTAACCCTTGCTTTTGTGTTTTGAGTGGGAGCGTTGGCAGCACTAGCTACAATTTTACAAATGTGAGATTGAGACCTGCTACGACACCGCAAAATTATGGTGCAACAGAGAATGGTTTGATTGTAAAAATAGCAAGTGCCGATGTCATATACGACCTTGCTAAACAATAACTTTAATGAAAGGAACATAAATGGCTACTAAGACGATAACACAGCTACATCGAATCAGCTTTAGCCGTTGGACAGGTTCTGCTTGGACGGTTGTCAATTTTGAACCAGATGATTTGGGACAAGAAACTCAGGCAACTGTCAATATCGCTCCTCGCAAGGCCGCTAGGTCATCAAGCGTAGGAACGACAAACAAACCTATTCCTGGCACTTTTGATGAGTTCACAGCATCTATCACCATTTTGCTTGGTTACTGGAAAGCTCTAGGACAAGCTCTTGGCGTTTGGAATGCTGCGACTTATGCAAATGCTGATGCAAATGCTGGTAACATGACTGATGGTGCTGGTGCCGATTTATGCGGTGACGGCGTTCCAGTTCGTGTCGTGGTGCAGGGTATTTGTGACGATGGTTCTACTGCTGATGTAGAATTAACTCGTTGTTTCCCATCTATTGATGATGATATTGAGATTGGTGCAAGTGATACATCTGAAATCACTATTGCTCTAAACCCTCAAATCTACAACTCGACTACTATGTCGACTGATGGATACCCAGCTTACTCTTATAAACTTGGTGACAACGATTTGACCACTAACAAGCGTTACAACGCTACAACTGGTCAATATGCCCCTGTTACGGAGTCATAAGGAGTTTGACGAATGACGGCACCTGAATTAACACTAAATAATGTGAAAAAATCCGAAAAAGTCACAAAAAATGTGGTTCGGGTGTCGGACTTTCTATCAAACGAAAAGAAAATTGAGCTAAAACTAGCACAAGAAGCTCGTGCCATGAAGAAAAATCGAGGTTTTGATGATGTGGATGCTTATTCTGCTGAAATTCTTGGGCGTTTTGGTTATGAGGCATGGCTTGCATGGCAGTCTGGACAAATAAAAGGTCAAAGAATGGCGAAAATGATACTTGCAGAGCGTGCTAGACAAAAAAGAGAGTTAATTGGGTTAGAAAGTTTAATAATTGCATCAGTTGCCGGTGCTAATAACCCAACAAAGACAGGGCATGCTCCAAAAAGTTTGAGGAATGCTATCAAAATATTGAAATCAGAACAAAAAGAAGCGAAAGGAGTCTTAAATGGCTAGTAGTGCAACAGTTGGAACGGCTGTCATAAAATTGTCATTTGACGGTAAAGGAGTAAAAGCTGAACTCAATGGTGTCACTAGAGAGCTTGAAACAGCTGGCAAAGCGTCTGGTAGCCGTTGGGGTGGAACATGGGCTGTTGCAGCTGGTAATTTAATTGCACAAGGCATCCGGAAAGTTGGTAGCGTGGTTTCAAGCACTATGGATAGTGCGATTGGCCGTGTTGACCAATTGACGAATTTCCCTAAGGTTATGACTGCTTTAGGGTATTCAGCAGACGAATCAGCCAAGTCTATTGACATGATGGACGAAAAGTTGACTGGTTTGCCAACATCACTCGATGCCATGACTGCAGATGTCCAGAAGTTAGCCGCCACAATGGGGAATCTAGCTGAAGGAGAAGTAAACGCTACAACAGTTGGTCTTGGTCTAAACAACATGTTCTTGGCAGGTGGCAAAGGCACAGCTCAAGCTAGTGCAGCTATGGAACAGTATAACCAGATGTTAGGAACTGGGCGTGTCGATATGCAGAGTTGGCGAACTATGATGGACACAGCTCCTGGCCAGTTAAAACAATTGTCTGAATCGTTGCTCGGTGCTGGAAATGATGGCATGGACTTATATGCCGCACTTCAGGCTGGAACTGTGTCTATGGACGATATGAATGCCGCAATTGTGAGATTGAATGAAGAAGGTGGCGAGAATTTTGCTTCGTTTAATGAACAAGCATTCACGGCTACTGCTGGTATCGCCACACAACTTGAGAATATTGGTAATACCATGAATAAAATTGTCGGTGCAGCTTTAGAAGGAAATCTCGAAGATATCAGTAAATATGTAAAACAACTACAAGAAAGAGTTGGAGCTGTTGCACCAACATTGATAAACGGATTTTCTCAGGCTTTTACAGCACTCATGGGAGCTTTGCCTGGTTTAGTTGAACAATTATTGCCGAGCGTGTTGGATGGTATCAATAATCTCATTATGGGGCTTGTTCCTATGATACCTACTTTCTTGAATTTAATTTTTACAACATTATTGCCACAGTTGATAATGTTTGTTACGAATCTTATCACTACATTGGCGTTACAATTAACTAGGCCAGACTTTTTGCAGCTTATTTTACAGAGTGCTGTGACGCTTTTGTTGAGTTTAGTTCAGGCTATACCGCAGATTTTAACAGCTTTGATTGGTGCGTTGCCACAGATAATCACTAATATCGTGTCATTCTTGCTTGACCCTGGCAATTTGGCAATGATTATAGATGCAGCCGTTCAACTATTCTTAGGGCTTGTGATGGCTGTTCCACAAATACTCGGCTCGTTGCTAGGAGCGTTTGGAACTTTAGTTGGCAATTTATGGAATGGCATAACATCAATGTTCGGCCAGTTTGCTGCTAACTTTGGTAAATTTGTGACCGATATTTTCAAAGGAGCTATCAACGGAGTGCTTGGCTTTATTGAAAACTTTATCAACGCCCCTATTGATATATTGAATGGCTTCATTGATATAATCAACTCCGTGTTTGGCGTAGTCGGTGTGAACATGGGTAAAATTGACCGTATCAACTTGCCACGACTGGCATCAGGTGGTATTGCTATGACTGCTACTACTGCGATTATCGGTGAAGCTGGTAAAGAGGCTGTTTTGCCACTTGAGAATAACACCGACAACTGGGCTGGCTTGTTGGCTAATACTTTAGTTGACGAAATGGAGCGTGAACACATCGGTGGCTCTGGTGTAAATATCGAAAAGCAAGAATTTATAATAAATAATCAAATGGACGCTGAAGAAATTGGGCGTGTCATGATGCAAAGTATAAGGAGGGCTGCATAAAATGGCTATAAAAGGTGTCACCACTAAATGTTATATTCTAGCATTGTTTATTCGTGATGATGGCGAAAGATTTTTGCTTGGCGATGGTGAATATGAGTTCAAAAATAACCAGCTACATTTTCAATCTAATTCCATTGCTAATGATGTAGTTGAAGTGCAAGGGAATGACGGTTATTTATTGGCTGGTCAAGTGCGACGCTCTGGAACGCAGAGTTTTGATGGTTATGTAGCAGACGGGACAATAAGCGGAACAGATACTGAAGAATATAGGCGAGACTTTTTCCAGTTCTTCCGTAAAAATTTCTTCTATAAGGTTGTTTATGTTATGCCAGACGGAACAGCTATTCAACGGAAGCGTGGTTTTCTAGTGGATGACCCAACTGTGAAAGAATTGTATCAGCTATACCCTGAATATCATGTAGCTCTGAATTTTGAGGATGTAAACTACTATTCATATTCTGAAAATGATAGTGGCGAGGAAATTTACGCCAAAGAAGCTACAATCTATTTGTCAGCTGGTGCTACTAGCGGTGGCTTAATATGGGACGAATATGGTGTTGTCTGGGATTCTGTTGGTGCTGAATGGGAAGAAGGTGGTGGCGGTGGACCTACTACGGTGATGGTAGATTCTATTGATAATGTTTACCCAATATGGACTGTTACTGGGCCAGCGAACAATCCGCAGTTGTCTGTTTTAACTACAAACACGACTATTCAATATAATGGAAATATCACAGGGACACAGACTTTGGTGATAGATATGTTTAATAAAACAGCTTTATTGAATGGGACGAGTGTGATTGGGAATGTTTCAGGTGACTGGGCAAACTTTGCACCGGGAAATAACCGTGTAATTTATACAACAACGAATGCTGATGCTTTGCCGTCTAATATTAAGTGGCAGGAGGTGGTCGGATAATGCTTCAAACCGCTTTATATGAAGTCAAACTATATTTAGATGGTCAACTTATAGGCGATTGTCGTAGATTGGCTCAGAACCTGCAATATTCACGAAAGAGAACAAAGGTAGGAGCTGACTCTATTGATTTTACCGTGAATGATGTTTTATTTAACGAGTGGTGTATTCAGCGTGGTGTTACAATCAATGATTTATTAAAACCGTTGGCTTTAGAGTGCAGAGTTGTCAGAAATGGCATTGAATTGGTTGGTGGTTTTCTTGCGACTATGCCAGGATACCAGCCACTCCAAACGAGTGCCAATTTAGCTTTAAGATTTGACGGATATTTGAATTTGTTGGCTGGTGTTTATATACGAAACACAAGCACAAATTTGCCAAGAGGAACTATCACTGGCAGAGCTGGCACGCTTGTGTCAAATATGATTCAGTTTGCGAATACGGTTTCTAATGATGCTGGGAAATCTTATGGCTTTACGGCTGGCACAATAGACACTATGGCTAGTATCACGCACACTTTCGACAATTATAAGACCGTTAAAGATTGGATATGTGATAGATGCGACAATGCGACTGGTGCAGGGCCGTTTGATGTCTATTTTTATGCAGACCGAACTTACGATATAAAAAAGGACGAAAATTTTGGCGATATAATAAGCGATTGGGTGGCTTTTTATCCTATGATGCTAAATAACACCTCTGTTGCTTCTATAACAGCGAGTGAGGTTGGCGATTTTGCTAGTGCGGTGATGGCACTTGGTGCAGGCGAAGTATCAGCTGATTCTAATGAAAATACAGCGGTTTTTGCTTTTACACAAGATGCGAGTGCCGTTTCTGAATATGGTTACTTTGAAACTTTATATCAAGATTCAAGTGTTTCTACTCAAAGTGTTCTATTGCGAAATGCTCAAGCTGAACTATGGAATAGAGAAGACCCAATTTGGCAGCCACAAATCACGCTGAAAGGTATTCAAGTTGAACCAAAGCCAACTGGTTCAAACAAAATATGGATTGGTGATACTATCACGATAAGCAATTCTATTGATTTAACTGGCATGACAAATGGTAGTTTTAGAGTGAATGAGTTGGCTGTAGCTGTATCAGCTAATGGCGATGAAAATATAACACCGGTTTTGGAGCGTGTATGAATCTATTGACTGACAAATTGAAATACACTCAAAGAGAAATAACTAATCTCAAAACTGCACATAAAAGAGGTTTGGGGCTATTAAAAGTTTACCGAGAAAGATTGTTATACTCAGACACTGCAATCCCCAATTATTATCAAGGGAATGCTACATTGACAGTAGATTTTGACCAGTCTTTTGGAGCTTATCCATTTGCGTATGTTGAAGGCAGGATTGATGGCGAAAGAGACACGAGTTATGAAGGATGGTATTCAGCTAATATGAAGCAGATGCGGTATACTAATAATGGACATCGTGCCATTTTTACTGGTGATATATGGTATTATGGTGGTTCTTATTTTGATAGATTATATGTGTATTCTACAGCCCCGATAATTTCAATAAGTATAGTGCAGAGTTAATATGGATAGTTATTTTGACAGCGAAATAAAAAGAGTAGAACAAGAATTGTTGACCATCAAGACAAGTGCTCAAAAAAGTGCTAGCATGATTCAGACCGTAACTAAAACAATCCCTATCACAGTAACATTGTCTGATGACGGCTCTGCTTCCTATCCAACAGCCAGAGCAGCTATACATTATCAAATAAATACCGACGAATATGCAATCACGATACCAACACTTGATTGGTATTTTCAAGATATAACTAAAGCATCAACAGCGTTTTATACCACGAGACAGATACAACTATTTCATGTTATGTTGCCGAACGGCAAAGACGGCTTGCGAATTTATGTTTTCGGAACTGAAAACTCACCAGGTAGCGATGGCGAGCGTGTCGGGCAAGGTGAAACAGTAAAAATTTCATTTAATTTGACCATAAGGAGCACAGTAGATTTTACTGTGGAAGAATATCATGACTAAAGATTTTGAAAGTAGAATAAAGAAAATCGAGCAAGAATTGACTAATCTCAAAACTTCTTCGGAATATAGTTCTGTTAGGAGTGTTCACACGGCATCTACAACCGGTGTATATACTGGGCTATATAGAATTGATTATAATAACCCCAAAAATGAGCCAGTCATGTCTTTATTTTACAAAAATGACAGCAATTTCGGGATACCTTATGGCAGAACTCCTAGCACTACATCTCAGATTGTAGAAGTAAATTCAACAAGATGGAGCAACACCCAACAGCAATATATAACCGAAACTACATCTTTGGTGGTTATTTCTAATGTTGCTGTGACTGGTATCACTAGAATTTCCTAAAACTGTGTTATAATATAAGCATAATAAGGAGAAAAGAAATGGCAGAAAAACCTAAAGCAAACTATACACGACAACAAAAAGGCCACAGTCTAACAGGCTGGATTTTTTTGAGCTTATTTGTGGTCGGAATTCCTTGGCTGATTTATTATTCGGTCAGCCCAAATCATTATTGGCACGCATGACCCTTTAGCAAAGTATTATAGAAAGGCAATTGCTTTTCTCCAATCATAATTGCAAGAAGCTGTTTCGTTTCCGCAGAACGGCTTCTTTTTTGTGCCTTGACCCTTTAGCTATTTTTAATAAAAGTGTAATTTAACAACAAGGAGCAGTAATGGCTTTATCTATTGACGGGCTTGAACCGGTGTCTCTTGGGGGCAAACCTTGTGTGCCAAAGATTGATGCTGAAATGAAGCTACGACTTACACAAATAAAAAGTTATGACGAATCAGCAGACGAAACACTTGCGATGGCGTTTCCAAATGACGAAAAATATGTTACAGATTTTATCAAAAACAAAATGACTGTCATAGACAAGGAAATTTTGCACGCTTATCTGTTAGGTGGCGATACTATGGTGTCCACAGTTATGAATAAAATTGAAGGAGTGATGCAAGATGCCTAAAGAAATAATTGCTGTTTATCAAGATTGTGTCTTATGTGGAGATAAAGGCCGACAAAAAATGGTAGAACTTGCTAAAAAAGGTTTGAATATCCGTAAAGTTAGTTTTACGACAGAAGAAGGTCGTGAATTATGTCATAAGGCTGTGTTTTCTCATGGTATAGAATCTATGCCGTTTTATACTGATGGAACTACATTTTCTATCAGTTTAGACTCATTCTTAGAGAAAAAACCTGCAAAGAAAGTTAAGAAAACAAAAAAAGTAGAAAAGGAGGCTAAAGATGGGCTGGATTCAGAGAGTTAGAGATGACAGGCGACGGAGAAAAGCAACAGAAGTAAAACAAGAAATTGCTAATCAGCTAACCTTGAACCCTATGTGTTCTGACTATGAAAATGTTTTTGCACAAGTTCAGCCACTTATCAATGACATGAAAATGATTCGTCCATTCGGTGTTGGTAAAAATGGTGGACGGTTGCCGATGTCTAGAACACTAGAATTAGCGTTGTTAGATTCACCAAATGACGAAATGGGTTGGGGCGAGTTTGCTAGTGCTATGTTCGCCACATGGCTGACTGAGGATGAGCTAAATATTCATGTTCATAAAGACCGCAATAAAGTTATTGGCTATACAATATTGCCGCCAGGTTGTAAAGTTTATGACTCAGATGGCGATTATCATTTTCAAGTAAATAATGGTGGAGAGTGGTATAACCTATATCCAAGCGAAGTTATGACACTTCGTTTTTCTCGTTCGCCAAAAAATTTGCAGAGAGGTGTTTCTCCTGCTACAGCTGTTCGTGCTTGGGCTCAAGCTGAAGATGTTTTGGCACAATATGAGAGAGCTTATATCGAAAACGGTGCTATACCAGCGTCAATCACTTTCATTCGTGCATCAAGTTACGACAAATTCAACAAAACGAGAAAAGAGCTCGAAGGCAATCTAAAAGGTGCATCAAATCATGGCAAAACTGTGTATGTTTGGAGGCAATTTAACAATGATACTGGCGAAAGTTTAGACCAAGTTGAAGTTAAGACTATTCAAGGGAATAACTCAACACTTGCTATCAAAGAATTGACTGATATTATAAACGACCACTTGAACAAGGCTTATGGCGTGTCTAACTTTATCCTTGGCGACGATTCTTCTGCCAAATATGACAATGCTGAATTATCTGATTATCAGTTTATCAAGCGTCGTGTTTATCCAGCGTTGATGGCGTTCTGGGACCAGTTCCAGTTTGAACTTGACAGGATTGTTGGTGGTTTGGGCTATGCTATTCAGTTTGAAATTGAATTGCCAGACTTGACTGAACGACAGAAAACCCGTGCAGAAATTGCTGAAATTCGCAGCAGAACATTATATACACTTATACAAGCTGGCTCTTACCCGTTGGATGCAGTAAAAGCACTTGATTTGGGTGAAGATTGGCAGAGAGTTGCGAGGGGGATGTGGACAAAGGTATTGACTGAGCAGTCAATGGATAAAAAACAAAAAGAAGACTCGCATAACACACCTCTTTTTATTCAATCTGAAGAACCCACACATAAAACTTCTCACCTAAATCACAAATGCACTTGCTCAGTCAATACACATGATGAACTGCCACCAATGGATGAGGACGAACTCAAAATCTATAACACTTTAATTGCTATGGCTGAAAGAATTTTCGCCAACACTCCGAATATTGATGCTGATGGCGTAATTCGTGAAATAAACGAGGTTTTAGACAATAAGGCTGTTTTAGGAGGTAAAGATGGTGCAGAAAAAATTGCTTCTTTACTTGAAGATAAAAATGTTGTGGCTGAGATTAAAGCTACGATTGAAAACCTAACTTTATCAGATACACTCAAAGACAGAATCAACGATAGGACAACAGAGTTGGTTGATAATTATGGTCAAGAAACAAAAAGAATCATGGACGATGTTTTAGCTAATTCAGCTGGAATGACGGCTGGGGAAATTCGCCGAGAACTTCGTGCCGTGATGCCAACATGGCAAGCTGAGAGAATTGCTAGAACTGAGACAGTTTATGCGTTTAAGAGTGGCCGCCTAGACGAAGACCAAAAATTGTCAGACAAATATAATCTGAACACTAAACTTGTATGGCGTGCAAGACATGACGCAAAGACTTGTCCTGTTTGTGCAGCGATGGATGGTTCTGTTGTGAGTGTTGGAGATGCTTTTGAACATATCAAAGAAACCGCTGATGGAGTTATTGCTTGGGAGCCGTCTGTTTGGAATGACGATGGCAAAATACCAGCCCCGCATCCGAATTGTAGGTGTTATTTTGACGAGATTGTGGAGGCATAGATGGGAGCTGTTAGAATAATCTGTCCAAAATGTAAAAGAATTCTCGGCGATACTGATAAATCAATCGATTGCAACATGAATTGTCGAGGTTGTAAAAGCACCGTTCATATCAAAATAAAAGTTGCTAGTTTTTCTGATTATTTGAGCAATAACACCAAAAAGGAGGTAAAAAATGGGTTATTGGAAACAAGATAGAGCGTTTTCGCTCGCTAATATGGGCAGAACAAAGAATTTTTGCTTGAGAAATGTCCGTTTAGGTTATGGAATTGGTGGTAAATATGCCAATGCCAAACAAGCTATGAATGAAAACGCTAAAAAAGGGACTTTACACCCATTGAATACTATACCTACTAATGTAACGGTGCCAGTATTTTCAGCACAAGGAACTTGGGGGCATGTAGAAGTGTGCCTAAAGGGAACATATTATTCTGATGGTGTAAAAGTTGGCAAACCGAATGCAAGTTACCAATGGGGCGAGTTTTTGAATGGTGTTCGTGTTGTTTCTTATGTGCATTCAGGTGGCGGAGGTTCAACAATCAAAGTTGGTGATACAGTGATTGTAAATGGACAAGGCTATGGCTCATCTAAACGAACTGGTGGCAAGACAAAAAATTTCGTGAATCGTAAAATGAAAGTTATTTCTATAGCGAATGGCATGTATGGCTGTAACCAATACAATAGAAATGGCGGAATAACAGGGTGGTGGTCTGTTGGTCACCTCAAAAAGGCATAAAAATGTTACCACAAAAATTATATGAATCACTACGCTGGATAATTGCAATTATATTGCCAGCTATTGGAGTATTTATAGTTTCAATTGATTCAATATGGGCTTTAGGTTGGCCGGCAGAAGAAATTTCACTCACTTTAGATGCTGTAGGGCTGTTTTTAGGTAGTATTTTCGGAATATCAAAACTGGTAAAAGATTCTAAAGAGGAGGAATCATAATGGAAAGCATTATCGTTGCCACAGTAACGGGCGTTCTAGCGGTTTTAGGTGCTTACATGGGAAATGTAACCATTTCGAAGAAGAAAAGCCGTGAAGACGCTATACGAGACGCTGAGAGGGAGTCTAGACAAGCGGTTATCATGGAAAGACTTGAAAAGAAAGTTGACGAGCATAATGGGTATGCGAAAAAGTTTGAAGATATTGGCAAAGATATTGCAATCATAAAAACTGAACTGGAATTTTTAAGAAAGGAGCATGAAAAATGACAAATCCAGATAATGCAATTGGCACTAATGCGGCTTATGGTGGTCGAACATCAGTAAATGCCTTTAATGACGGAATAGGAGCTTATTCTAGAGGCGTGTTGAGTGGTTGGGAATGTGTGCCTAATAGTGGCATGACAGTCTCGCTAGGTGGCTCAGGCACAACTCGTGATGTCGCTATTGCTGAAGACAATGCTGGTAATAAAACAACGATAAATAATATCAGCGGTTCGCCAGTTGATGTGACAATGGCCGCAGCACCAGCGTCTAACTCTAGAATTGACGTGATCGTGGCTTATGTAGATAATCCACCACAAGGGACATCCACTATTGCCGACAACTACGAGGCTTGTGGAATTATAGCAGTTCAAGGAACAGCGGCAAGCACCCCGGTAGCACCAAATGATAGTGCGATTAGAACAGCCATCACGGCAGACGGGGCATCTGGAACGACTGCTTACTATACGATTTTAGCTAGTGTTACTATTGCAAATGGAACAACTGATATTGTGGATGGCGATATAACAGCTGGCGATAGTGCTCAAATTGGGTCGCCCAACATTGATTTTACGACTTTTTCAAATTTGCCGGTGGCAACTACAACAGCAACTTTATTCACTATGTCCTCAACGAATGCAACAACTAACTATACAAGAGTAGGAAATGTAGTTTTCGCCTACGCAAATAATGTTTTTCCTAGTATTGGGGCTCATGCTGGACAGACTACCTCGAGTGGTGGTGTCCCTAATGGGTATAAACCTGCTGGGAACACTATGATGTTTGGCGGTGCTACCGATGGTGGATCAGGCACAGGAAATTTTGCTATAACTATTACCCCAGATAATACTCGAAAGTTGTATAATAGCTTCACGACTTCCAGTAACACTAGGTTACAGCTTATTGGTACTTGGGTAACAAATGATGCTTGGCCATCTAGCTAAAACTAAGGTTAAAACCACCCTCGACTACAATTGGGCTGTTATTCGGAATAGTGTTATCTACCCATCCACCAGTTTTAACAGCTGATACAGTAATTGTATTTTCAGCACTTATACCAATATTTATAGAGGTAGAAGCAGTTACAAGGTCTGTTCCTTGTAAAATATATCCACCGCTTACTTGACGGACATAAACTTTTGAGCTAGTTATAGATACGCTCGATACATCTGTTAAGGTATGCGGTAAAACTATAGAAAACACCATTTCAGAACGACTAGAAGTCACTAAACCAGCACATACAATATAGTCAGTGTTGGTCGAACCGGAAGTTCCTCCACCTAGAGTCAAAGTATCGCCTGGTTTGTAAGTCGCAAAATCAATGTTCTAC